AGTGTTAACCCTATCTTAGATTCAATTAGAAGAGACAGAGGTTTATACGATTTCCGTGTAACAGTATCTTCTTCACCTGAAGACTTAGATAGAAATACTTTAACAGGTAAAATCTACTTAAAACCTACGAAGTCATTAGAATTCATCGATATTGAATTCTTCATCACTCCAACAGGAGCTTCGTTTGAAAATATCTAATAAATTTTATGGGGGTACATAAGTACCCCCTATTAGCCAAATATGAGACAACAACTAAAGGAAGGATTTAAAGGAGAAGGTACTCCTGATATGAAATACTATGCGTTTGATTGGGATGACAACATTGTTCACATGCCAACAAAGATAGTATTAAAATCTGAAACTGGTGATGAGGTTGGAATGAGTACTGATGATTTTGCGGAATATAGAAGTGAAATTGGAAAAAACCCTTTCAAATACAAAGGTAAAACAATTGTTGGATATGCCGACAAACCATTTAGAAATTTTAGAACCGCTGGTGATAAAAATTTTTTGGTTGACGCAATGAAAGCAAAAATTGGTCCAGCATTTGACGATTTTAAAGAATCAATTAATAACGGGTCAATTTTTTCAATAATAACCGCTAGAGGACACAACCCAAACACTTTAAAACAAGCAGTTTATAATTATATTATAAGCGGATTTCACGGAATAAGTAAAGACCAATTAGTTAAGAACCTTAAAAAATACAGGACATTTGTCGATGAAGACGATATGAGTGATGATGAATTAATTAAGTCGTATTTGGAACTTTGTAAATTTCATCCAGTTTCTTTTGGTGATGAACAAAGTGCTACCAATCCTGAAGAAGCCAAAGTTCGTGCGATGGAAGAATTTGTGTCATACATAAAAGCAATGGCCGGTGTATTACATAAGAAAGCCTATGTTAAAAATAAATTATCAAATGAATTTGTACCAGAGCAACCAGTTATTGGATTTTCAGATGATGATATTAAGAATGTAGAAGTAATGAACAAACACTTTAAAAATAAACCAGATAATATAGTTAAGACTTATTCTACCGCTGGAGGCAATAAGAAAGAATATAAATAAAGAATAATCTCATCAAAATAAAAGTAAAGAGAAAAATTTTTTAACAAGACTATATTTATAGATATAAACTACAAAACAAAAAAAAATTAAAATAACATGGCTGATTTATTAATGAAAATGCCGATACCTTACGAACCAAAACGTGTCAACCGTTTTATCTTAAGGTTTCCGTCAAGTTTGGGTATCAACGAATGGTTCGTAGAATCTTCATCAAGACCACATATTACAATTAACCCAGTTGAAATACAATTCCTAAACACGTCAACATTTGTTGCGGGTAGGTTTAACTGGCAAACAATTAACGTTACATTCCGTGACCCTATTGGACCTTCAGCTGCACAAGCTCTTATGGAGTGGGTTCGTTTACATGCTGAATCAGTTACAGGTCGTATGGGTTATGCTGCAGGTTACAAAAAAGACATCGACCTCGAAATGTTGGACCCAACAGGTGTGGTTGTTGAAAAATGGATTCTTTATGGAACATTCTTGTCTGATGTTAACTTTAATACGTTGGATTATAAAACCGACGCTTTAGCAACAATTACAGCGACATTAAGAATGGACAGATGTGTGTTAGTATACTAATACTATTTACATAAAATCACATTTATTTATATTTAACCGTAAAGCTAATAAACTTTACGGTTATTTTTTTATATGGATACACAATCAAGAGACTACGGTCAAGAAAATTTTACATTACCACACGACGTGGTACCTTTACCTTCCCAAGGTATATTTTACAAAAATAAAAAGAAGGCAATTAAAGTTGGTTATTTAACCGCATCAGATGAAAACATTTTGATGGGTGGTGGTAATGATTTAACTCTTAATTTATTAAGAACAAAAATTTATGAACCTGATGTTAAAATTGAAGATTTAATTGAGGGTGATGTTGAAGCTGTTTTAATCTTTTTAAGAAATACCGCTTTTGGTCCAGAAATGTCATTAAATTTAATTGACCCCGCAACCAAAAAACCATTTCAAACAGATGTAATGTTAGACCAATTAACAATTATTAATGGTCAACAACCAAATGAAGATGGTAGTTTTATTATTAATTTACCAAAATCACAATCAACCATTAAAATCAGACCATTAAATTATGGTGAGATAATGGAGATAAGTAAAATGAGTGAAACATACCCACAAGGTAGAGTTGTTCCAAAAATTACGTGGAGATTACAAAAAGAAATTATTGAGATTGATGGTTCTACTGACAAAGCAATAATTGGTAAATTTATTGAATCAATGCCAATCGCTGATTCAAAATTCATTAGAAAGTTTATGGACGAAAATGAACCAAGATTGGATATGAAAAAAACTTTAATAGCCCCTTCAGGAGAAAAACTAACAGTAAATGTTGGGTTTGGGGTGGACTTTTTTCGCCCTTTCTTCTAATTACCGAAAAAGTCAGATAGATGAATTTTACTATCTGAATACATTAATGAAGATTACCTATCAAGATTTTGAACGAATGCCAATATTTGTTCGAAAATATTTACTAAACAAATGGATTGAAGAAAATAAGAAGGACTAAAAAAATAGTCCTTCTTCTATTTATATATAACGTATTATTATGGCAGCTGAAGACGAAAGTATTAAAAAATTAAGAGAAAGTGCACTAGACTTACAAAACCCACTTAAGGAAGCGTTAAACGCCATAACCGATATGTATATCGAGGCGGAAGTATTAAACAACGCTTTTCTTGCTGGTAGAGTTAGACTTGATGAAATGTCTGACGCTGTTGCAAAATCTGCGGCGGGGGTTATTCGTTTGGGTGGTAGCATCACCGATGTGTCACAAACAATGATGGGCATCGCTGAAGGGTCAAAAAGAAATGTTATAGCCACTGAAGAACAAGTTAGTAAATTATATGCGGCGTCACAAATTTTAGGATTAAGTTCCGAGACTTTAGTTGACAATTTTGCAAAAGTAGGTATTGAAACTTCTCAAATTGGACCAAACTTAGAAGAATCTATTAAATATGTTCAAAGTATTGGATTAAATGCCAAAACAATAACTAAAGATGTTGCCAACAACATGGAGTTGATGAATAGATTCAACTTTAGTGATGGTGTTCAAGGTTTAACTAAAATGGCAGCTCAAGCATCAATGTTAAGGTTTGATATGAACCGAACAGCCGAGTTTGCGGACAAAGTAATGACACCCGAAAAGGCAATTGAAGCGGCGGCTGGTTTCCAAAGATTAGGTGTTAATATTGGTAATTTGGTTGACCCATTTGCATTAATGAATGATGCAATTAATGACCCAGGAGCATTACAAGATAGTATCATTAATGCCACAAAACAATTTACTGAGTTTGATGAAAAAACAAAAACATTCAAGATAAACCCACAAGGTATCTTAATGTTAAAAGAAATGGCGGAGGTTACGGGTGTAAGTGCTAAAGAACTTTCAAAAACCGCTCTTGCTGCAGCAGATTTGGATAGAAGAATTTCAACAATTAATCCAAGATTAAATTTTGACAAACCTGAAGACAAAGAATTATTGGCTAACATGGCCACTATGGGTGAGGGAGGTGAATATATTGTTCAACTTAAAAATGACAAAACAGATAAAATTGACGACATTAAGTTAACTGAAATTACAAATGAACAACTTATTGCATTAAGAGAACAACAAGCAAATCAACCAAAAACTTTAGAAGATATTCAAAAAAGTCAATTGGGTACTTTAAAAGAAATTCAAAGTACTTTAGATGCGACTTTAGCAAAATTAACATACGGTGTTGCTGGAGCGAGTCAGGTTAGAGGTAATGTTACAGGTGCTGACAGAGTGATTAGAGCCATCACTGGTTCTGTTGATAAAAGCGTCCCTGAAAGTGCAAAAATTTCCGAAAAAATTACTACAGGAATTAAAGAAATGGCGGCGGCCTTTAGAGACAAAGAAACAGGAAAAATTACTTCAAATGACTTTGATAATAAAATTTCCTCACTCAAAGACAACATTTTTGAAAGTGCTAAGGGAATGGGTTCACAAGGTGTTGATGCGTTAGAAAAGATACTTAAAGAGTCTGGTGGAAAAATTACAGGAAATAGCGAAATAGAAAAATTATATAAATCATTTACCGAAAAGATTGGTGGTAATTTGGGTACGACAACAGGTATGGAATCATCAAATATTGGTAAAAATAAAAACCAAGAAACAATAGCTCAAGGACTTCAACCCAAATCTATATTTGGCGATGAAAATAATCTTTCACAAAATACCATTCAAAAATCGGGAACAAAAGAGTTTAATTCAAAAGTTGACATGTCCGGCAATATAACAATTAAAGTTGATGCACCTGCTGGTGTTAGCCAACAAGAATTCAAGACTTATTTTGAATCTGAAGATTTTAAAAAGAAAATCTATGAATACTATAATCAGAAGGCAAAAGAATTGGAAAGAACCAAATAATACTATTGAAAAAAAACACATCAACCTATTTATTAGAAAAGACATAAATGGGTAGTCCATTAGATTATATAAGTACGGAGGGGTTTAGAAAAAAACTCATAGCTAAAAATTTAGTGCCTTATGCTAAATCACCTAGTCCTGCCACCCCACCAATAACTTTTGAGGTAGTACAAAGAGATTTAACACCTGTTGATAGTCCTGATTTTCTAATTGATACCCCATATATTGCCAATTCACAATTTTATCCACTTAACAAGTGGGGAAATCAAGGGGGTTACTACCAAGCACCCGGACTTTCAAATAATTTAAATACTACTTCAAATCAAGGTGAATATGGACCTGGTCAACAGGACGCACACATTTTGGATGAAGCTCAAATTGCAGCAAAAAAAGGTTTTGGTACTATTGCACCTGCTTGGCAACCATTAAATGCTTATGGTAATGGTGGTTTACAACAATTAGATGGTGGACAACTTATTGAGACTTTTGACACAATATCTACACCCAACCCAAATGTTGGGGGAGTTAGAAACCTATATAATAATCAACCATACCCGGCAACATTTAATTCTTCTTCTTATTCACCAATATCAATTTTATTATCCAAAGACCCACAAGGTTCAGATGGTTTATTAAGTTCGGATTCGTTTATTGCCAGATTGGGTGCTTATACACTTAGAGCGGACTTCCAAGATAGAATTGGTAGAGAAATTGTTAGAAATACTATTGGTAGGGCTAACATATTAAATCTTAATGGAGCGACAAACCTTGCCAACATCTTAACTGGCACCGTTCCAATTATTGAACCAAATTATACTATTACTGTACCACAAAACGCTGTTGTTGCTGCTACAGACTTTGCCCTTAGATTAGCGGGTAGTATTCTTCCCGTATCTCAAATACCAGGTTCTTATTGGGACCCAAGTATTAACACGGGACAACCTGGAACAATTCAACAAACATTACTTGGTAATCCATTAAGTGTTGGAACTAAATTTTATAACAAACCATTGGGCGCTAATCAAACTGGTTCCCAAATATTTTATAACAATACAGGTCAAGGTCAAAAATCAATTTTATTTAAAAACATTAATTTTAACAGGTACAAACCAAGTTATGATAGAACGTTTTTAGATAGATTAGGGGGAGCAATTGTTGGTACAAATACAAATAACTCCAATTTTTATGTTGGTTCAACAACATCGGACCCGTCAAGGGTATTCTCACCTAGTGGTTCAATACCTGTCAATGCGTTTGGGGCGGAACAACAATCACCAGTATTTGGACCATCAGAATTGGCTCAGTTGTATGAAGGACCAAGTAATGAAATTCGTTTAGGGACTAACGGTCCTACATATAGTAATGGTGGTGGTATTGAGGGTGGATTTACATGGGTGTCTCCAAAGTACAAAGGAAATGCTGGTAAACATGTTGGTATTGGTGGTGAAATTACTCGACAAGATGAGGACTTTAAACCATCATCTTACGATAGTACTGAATCAACCAATAGGGTGTTTAGGGAAGGTTCTATACTTGACGATACACAAAGAATTATTGATAGCCAACCACAAGGTGGTAAAAGACTACAACACGTAGGTAATGCAATTGACCAAGTATCTAAAGTATTCCATGACGGATATAAAGAGATGACCAAAGGTTCAAGAGTGTTAACCTATGTTGGTGCCATTGGACAAGAGGTTGGTACTGAATATTGTAGGGTATTTGCGAAAGATATTCCATATCTACAATATAACGACCTTCAAAAAACAGACGGTATCACAACCGAAGGAAGAAGATTTTCTTGGTCTGTGTTGGACAAAACATATAACCTTAACATCGCACCAAACAAACAAGAGGGTGGACAAGACTCAACTAATATAATTGGAAGTTATAATAACGCTTACGCTAAAAAATATATGTTCTCTTTGGAAAACTTGGCGTGGGCAACATCAAACACACCAGGATTTGCCGTGTCTGATTTACCTGTTTGTGAGAGAGGCCCTAATGGTGGTAGAGTTATGTGGTTTCCACCATATGGTTTAACTTTTAGTGAAACTGTGACGGCTAATTGGAACCCAACCGATTTTATTGGTAGACCAGAACCAATTTATACATACAAGAACACAAGTAGAAGTGGTACTTTAACTTGGAAAATTGTTGTTGACCATCCTTCGGTTTTAAATGTTATTGTTAACAAAGTATTAAGTAACGAAACAAACAAAGTAAGAATTGATAGTATTTTAGACTCGTTTTTTGCTGGATGTAGAAAATACGATTTATATG